ATATGCCAATCCCATAATGAGATTCCTTTCTCGTTTAGATTCCTGTTTTTATTAACGCTACATCATCCGGGACGAATCACCGGGCATCCAGCGGAAGCTGGGAAATTACTTAATTCCAAATCTATCGCGGAGCAGTTTAATGGCCTCATCTGCATTGCCATCATCGGCCTTGCCACCAGACTTTCCGCCTGCTCGTTGTATATGCTGTTTGCTACGTTTTTGCAAATTAGCAGCTAGTTTCTTTTCTGAAATCTTCGTGTACTCATCAGCTAAAACTATCTTGGCAGCCGCCTTAAAGACCTCATTTCTATCAATGTCCGCCTTACCCATAGCAGTATACCCAGCAAACATTATTGCTGCCTGATCTGCGATGGCTGCCCGCTTAGCAGACTGCGGACTATTGGGCAAAAGGGCTTCCGTGCCCCCGACGCCAAGTACCTCCTTGAAGTCGTCGCCCAATGCGGCTATTTGCGAATCAAACCAAGCTCCGACCTCTCTCTGCACTGCCTGCTGACGCACGTATTCAGAGTTTTCGTTCTGCTTTTCGTATCTGGCCTCTAACTCTTTGATCCGCTCCTGCTGCTTCTTCCTATCAGCGATAACCGCCTCTAATACCGCAGCTACACTCTCGTCGTACTCGTCTTTGTTTGCCTCAAGAAGTTTAGCAAGCTGATCTTCTTCTTCGACAACTTCCTTCTTCTCTTCCTTAGGAGCTAATTTCTCAATGGAACTTCGTACTGCTTGAATTGCTCTACCTAGTGCAGTTTCACTCGGAAATAGCCGAGCATCCTCAAGCGGAATGCCATGCCTGACTGCCTCAGTTAGCGCGGCGTCACTAATGGTAGGCTTAGTCTCAGTGTTTCCTGGTTTTGCAGTTGCATCAGTTTCAGTAGATTCTCCGCCTCCGCCTCCAGCGCCGCCTTCCTCAGTTGTAGTTGAGTCTCCGCCATCTGCAACTGCTGCTCCAGTATCTCCATTTTCGCTAGTGACTGTTTCTGTTCCCGCGTCGTCGGCCGGGTCAGTAGTAACTGAATCATCTTTTTTTACCTCGTCGCTATCCAATGCCTCAGCAGCGGCAGTTTCAATTTCCTGAATAAAATCATCACTAAGCGGCATCTCTCTCTCCTCTAACAAAAGTCATTTCTATCATACATACCACGCATTTTCAAGCAACGCCTTCTCTGTCCTGGGGAGGTGTAGATAGGATTGCCTTCATTTGACACTTCTATACTCTCTCCACGTGCAGCAAAAAAATTCCGTAATTCCTGAGCCTGACTAGCATGTACACCAGAAGCATAGCATTCTAGTGCTGGCCAGTCGCCTCCACGCTCCTCGACCGGGGCATGCCCCTCAACTACCTGACCAGTGGATTTATCGTAATGAAAGAACTTAGACATATATACCTATATTATACCATACTTTAGGCGAAATGTCAACTACTCCCCAGACGACATTAGTTGCGCTATCATATCAGACGACGCACCGTCGGACTCAACTCCTTGTGATTCCCCGCCTTGCGGAGATTTCGACGCCCCTATGTACTGCTGTGTCGAACCAGTAGATTTAGACTGCGGAGTGGGGTCGTCGGGGAATGTTACGATAGTTTGCAATTCGGGCAAGTTTGCATACTGAGAAACGGTCTTAACCAGAGTCTCTACGTCAAGGTAGCCGCCCATTTGCTGTATCGCAGGCATAAGCGGCAGTACATACTGCTGCATGACAACGCCGAGCTTCTGCAATCGCAGACTGGGCGAATCATCTTGCATCTTATGAACGTCTATGTCTACGTCGTAGTAGCTGAAATCACCCTGCTTGGAATCCTGGTTCCACTCTACGTCAATAAGCGTGCCAGCAATGTCCTTTTTAATCGTCCTGGTTTTGATCGGGTTTGTCCACTCATAATATGCAAGAGCTTTGAAAATCTTGCGTACAAAGTCAACTACCTGATCTGCCATGTCGCGTACCTGGGCACCAGCGGCTTCTGCCAACAAACGATCCTGCCCGATAGTCGCCGACATGGGAGCCAGACCGCCCAGACTATCCAACGACCCCATGTAGTAAGACTGAAGTTCTTTTACTACCTGCTGAAATGCTAGAGATGGTGCGTGTACTCCACCCGCTGACCACTTCTCCGGCTGCCGCATACCGCCTGCATTTATACCATCTCCGTGCTTGGCATTCTTGAACGCACTTACTCCTGCATCGTCACCGCCTGCAAAATTAAGCACTTCTTTGTAGGCATCTGCCGACGCACCAAGTTTTCGGAATAGAGCATTAGAAAGTTCATTAAGGTCACGCCACGAGGCTATCGGAGGCAACGCAAGTAAATTGCCCGGAACATGCGTATACCAGAGTTTAATATACGGGTCTGGCATATCGGTCTCATATTCCACTACATTAAACTGCTTCTGGCTTTTAACGCCATAAGTTATTAACTTACGCTCTTTGGGGAGCCAAACGTCACGTAGCCATATTCTTTCACGATACACATCGGCAGTGCTATTCGCTGTTAGCGAGTTGGCCTGCATTTCGCCGTTTGCACCAACTACGTCGTAAGCGTCAAACTTGATATCTTTGCGATATTTAGCCTCGATCCACTCCTCAAAATCTTCAAATTCCATCCAGTAGTCGTTGCCCTCAAATTGAATCTGATCTTCGGTCTTTGCTGACAAATCACAGAAGTAATTATCCAACGTAATGCAATCAACGAATGATTCTCCGTAACTATAGCCTAATATACTGCCAGTAGTGTGTAGACCGCACTTGGCGATTCCCATCGGAGAAATTAACGATTCAGTCACAATTTGTCTAAGTGTCCTACTAAGATTTATTTCGTCTGGAATCTGGTTTACAGCAAGCTCAAAACTCTTGGCCACCGGGGCATACGCTGCATACTTGGCAGACATCATGCACCTAGGATTGCGGGCTGCCAGATAACGCACATAAACATCAATCGCCAGCTTCGCCGCGTTCACTGGCATTATGTCAGAACTTCCGTTAGCAGTATAGTGCTTTCCGACTATTTCTTTGACCGCAGAAACTCGCTTATCTCTGGGAACCTCAAACTGCTTGATAGACCAGTCTATCGCACTATTTAACTTATCAAATTGGGTCTTGCTTAAAAATTCCATTTATTTTCTCCAGTCCTGTGAAAGCTCGTATACTTTAGATTTAATTTGCTCTGAGCGTATTTTGTTCCGCCACGCCAGAGACCCATACCTGATCTCTGGTTTCTGCTCCTCTGGATTTTTGCTGATGTAGGTCAGCAGCTTCCAGGCCAGTGCATCCCCGATTACTCTATCTCCGTGGTTATCTTTTGCCCCAGACGGGTCGTCTTTGTTTACTGACTTACTATGTACCGGAGACCCGTCTGGCCCGTATATATATTCCAGACATTCCTCTAGGGCCTCTCGGCTACAGTTGACACACTCAGCGGTTTCAAGTATGTCTCGATAGTTACCAAGTAATACTGATTTTGAATCTTTACCGGGTGCCCACCCCGGTATGTCGGAAACTTTCCCAGTAATCGACGCATCATTTTTTCGCAAGTAGATATTTCCATAATTTAGCTCAACAACTTTTGCCCCGAAGTTCAGACCTGGGCCACGGGCCTCCCATATCATCTGGGAATTGCCAAGCCACTTACCCAAAGCTACCATCTGCAAAGCAAATTCTTCTGGCCTAATTCGTGGGTTTGCATACTCGCATAATTTTTCGCATGTTACTTTATCCCAACCGCACCCCGTAGAATTGCTAGCACCAGTTCCAGAGGATATATCACATCCCAGTGCACTTCTATGCTCGATACTTGGCTTCCCTGATTTGTCGAGCAAAAACCACAACTTGAGCCTTCCACGCGGACTCTCTCTGAATCTAATTGGGTCACCTGTTTGATGGTCATACTCTAAGTCTCCTATAAGCAATGGGGGCCTTGCGTACTTGGTAATAGTCTCTTGTACTCGTATCGGATCGAAATACTGGCCGCCAGACCCGAGATAATCTATATCATACTCCTGGGCCACTAGTGCGGCAGATTTCGCACGAGCACACTCGTTCGCATACCACGGAGAGCGTTTCTTACTATCTGGCAGCGGAACGCCACGACCGGTAATCATGGCGTCGTATTCTTCCATCTTCTCTTTCGGATTTTCTACCCCAGCCCAGTATTCAGTGTCGTCAGCGACATATTCTCCGTTCTCTTTGTGATACAGCCCCTTGGCATAAACAGGATGAACAGTCCAGTGATACCGCAATTTCTTGATACTAGAATGATGTGTTAATTCGTAAAAAGAGTTATTGATACCGTAAGGGGTGCCATTGATAATTCTGCTTTTTGTTACTGGCTGCGTTGAGGCCAGCATCGCATCTCCGTCTGGAACCTTGCTAAACTCATCAAGAAATACGTAGTATCTGTGGTCGCCCGTGCCAAAATTCGGAGTCGTCGATTCAGCGTCAATCGAACATCCAGATGCAGGCATCTCAATGTGTTTGCGGACTCTGTTCTTTGACGAATCGTATCCTTTCTTAATCCACTCAGGAAGATTATCGACCAAATAGTCAACACGCCACATTAAGGCCTTTGCGTCCCCAGGCTTCTCAACTAAGTCCTCAGTACGCGATCCAAGCAGCCCATTCCTACTTCTAGAGTACAGCAGTATCCATACAAAAATTGCTAGGTTAATCCACGAGATGCCCATTTGCCTTGTTTTCTCGATGAGTATGTCGTACTCATTGACAGCTTTGATGATCTCTATTA